TAAGTCTTCGCCCCCTTCTTCAGCTGGAGCTTCTTCAGCTGCTTCTGGAGTTGCCTCTGTTTCAGTTGATGCCGCAGCAGCAGCTTCTTCTTCGGCTTTGGCAGCCTCAGCTTCTGCTTTTTCAGCTTCTTCGGTAGCTTGAATCTCTTTGTCGATTTGAGTTAGAATATCATCACCAAAGTTCAATGTTCCAACTAAGGTCTTTAAGATTTCTAATCTTCTTGTCTTTCCTTCGACGTCGGTTAATAAGCTTTGAAGGTTGCTTAATGCAGAGATCTTAGCAGTAAAGCTTTCTCTGAAGCTTACTTCTTCTTGCGTTACTGGGATTTTCATCTTTAAAACGAAGTTATTTAAGTAGCTCTTTAATCCTTTATTAATTAATATTAAATTAATAATATCAGTAACAGCTTGGATAATTGAGTTTTGAACTCTCTTAACGCCTTTAGCATAAACGCTGGATAAGACTGTTAATGCGGTTCCACCGTTGAAGCCAGCGCCGTCGTCTGTCCAACCAAAGTATTGCTTTGGAATTCCATAAGATGAATAGAATTTATTATTCCACCAGTCTAAGTCTGCGAGGTCTTTAACATTTACATCGCCGCCGACAGAATCAATTGTGATGGCACCTTGTCCATTATGGGTAACATAGTATATGTTATTTTCCATAGCAGCTGGGTTATTATACTCAGACATGCTTCCATTTTCATTGATAGCTGTTTTTTGTTCAAGCATGTCCTTAACACGTCTAAGCGTTAATTGAGCTTGCTCTTTAGGCATATCACCAACTTCAACAGCGACTTTTCTAAGGATACTTGAACGGGTTAATCTATTTAGGATCGCTGCGCCTTCAAGTAATGATTTTTCTCTCCAAATCTTATATGAATCATATAATAGTGATTTACCGCGTCTGACAGAATAATTTAACCCATTGCTGTCTGAATTATAATCGGCATCAGACGTAAAGATTTTAACTGTTTCTGGGAATCTTGTGAAATTATCTTCAAGGCAAGCATGAACGAAGTCATCAGCTTGATAAACGATAACGTCTTGTGATTTTAATTTATAATTGAAGATATTTGTTTGTTGTCCACCCATGAACGCCTCTGAGAAATCAAATGCAGTATTTTCGGCATTTGGAACTTCAATATAGCCATAGGTTTTTCCATATTTAGTTAACTCAAACATTGTACTTGGGTCAGGAACCATTTCAACATAATAGCTGTATGGGTCATTGGCTGCATGCATATTTAATTTAACTGTTTCATTTAGTCTTCTGCCTGTATCAGCTTTATTAATATTATCTTGCTTGAATAATCTGTCATCGTAGTCAGATTCTCTGTAGAGTCTTAGATAAACATCGCCATATTTTAATAAGCAGTAGGTCCAGCCAAAGATGTTTTTGTCAACGTTCATGACATTAAGTAAATAGTTAATAAACTTGCTTATGTCAGGATTGTTTGATTCACATCAGATAATATGTCCGTTATCACCCATTTCACATACGTCTTCAGCATAAGTTCTGACAATAGACGCAACAGATGAATCTTTACACATTGTATCGATTAATTGATAAACTTGGTCTCTGGCATTTGAAATAGAAGTAAACTTTTCAATTTCGCCAGTATCTAGTCTTCCAGTTAAACCACCAACAATAATATTGTCTACTAATGTTTTTTGAGTATCAATATCTAACTTTGTAGTGGAATCAAGAACGACTGGCTTTGCTTGATTGCCAACTAATTCTGTTTTAGTAGCTTTTGGCTTTCTTGTAGTTTTAGTTTTTGTTTCAGCCATGTGTGCTCTCCTTTATACTATAATTATACCATCGATAATATCTTGGTAATCTTGTTGAGTTACGTTATGTGCTGCAACTCCGAATCCATTGTCTTCGTCGTCTTTTCCAGCATTAGCGTAAGCTCTTGTTAATTCTTGTTCGAAGTCAGTAATCATTTGTCTTCGTTTATAATTTTCGGAATAAGTTGTATTTACTTCTAACGCAGCATCTAAGCTTTCCCCATAATCATATGCAAATTGGTCTGCATACTGACTTGCTAGATATAATGCGCCACATACCGCGTCAGCCTGGTCTTTTGAGTTTATGCCATCGGCAGTATGGTCTATTTTACCGTTTGACATTCTTTCAAGGCCAATCAATTCATCTGTTAATTGGTCACATTTTCTATAAATCTCTATATGTCTTTCGTAAATCGTTGATTTTAGATAGGCATATGGAAGACAGACTCTTGTTTTTAGGTCAACTCTATCAACAGATAAGAATTGAGTTTTGAATCCATGACCGCCTAGCTCTTGGACAATAGATTTATCAAAGGTATCGGATGAAACGCCTTTAATTGCAAATCCACGGTCTCGTAGCCAGTAGATGAATGTTTTTGTTTTTTCAAAGCTAATTTGATAGCCTTTTGGAGCTTTTATTGATACTGAGAATGCAAGTTTGAATTGCAGTTCTTTTGAAGCATCTTCATCTCCTTGTGTAGGACGTTTTCCAGTAATCCATACACCAGCAATACCAGTTTTGTCACCCGTCGTTGATAAGTCAAGATGAATGAACATCGGTTTTGACATATCATTTGGGCTTATTTGTGACAAATCGAAGAAGTTGGCATATTGTAATTTATCTTCTGGATTATTGCCTACCTCAATGACATCCTTCGTAAATGGGTTTTTGTAAGTATCAACTTTTGCTTGATTTAATCTTACGCCAGATATATACTTCGTCATGCTGGATGATGAGATACCGGCAATATCCATTAAGGATTGATCTAAGTTGGTTTCAAAGTCCTCTCTGAATCCAGGTGGTACTCTAATTAAAGTATAGCCTTTTTCTCTATATTTATCAGCTTCTGATTCAGGAAAATCAACTGGTAATAGCTCATGTGCCAATACCTTGTTTCCTACTGCTACATAGAAACTTCCTGGGTCATTTGGAGAACCTTTATCGTTTCTGACTACCCATTGTGGCTCATCGACAATTAATGTAGTCTTTGATTCGTTTTGTTTTTTAGTATTTATATAACTGTCTAAGAATGATTGTTCTGTATCTTTTGATGAGATAATGATGTTCAATGTTGGCAAGTATGTTCCCTTCATGAAACGGGATTTCATACGAGCATCGATTTGAGCAATCATTTTCTTTTGCTTTTCTTTTTTCTTCTCTACGTCGGAACCGATTCCGAAGTTAACTTCATCGGTAAGGTTTGAGAACAACGCACGACCAACGACGTGACGGTTATTAGAACCGAAGATAAGCTCAATGCCTTTTGGAGGCTGTCATGTTGGATTTGTTCTACTAGCATTCATATTACCATGTGTCATGAACCATGGGGATGCTTGTATATGTTGCTGCATTTTATCCCAGCCAACACCTTGGGCGGCATCTAATGTGATGTTTAACATCGAGAATGATATCTTATCGTTAGGCATCATTCCATAATAAGCATATGGGTCTTTTAGACAGAGCATTCTGTATAAGAGGTAAGACATTGCAAGTACAGCGACTTCTGTTTTACCAAGACCGATAGCGCCTGTCAATATCAACGTATTGTATGCAGTCGTTAGGTTGTCTGGGAATAATTTATGTAATGTTTCGCGTCAATATGGGAAGAGTGTGCATTTACGCTCACCAGAATATTCATCGGCCATTCAGATGCTTTTTCCGAAATAATCATCATCATCTAAGAATGTGTCGATGTCTACAGGTATTTCCTCAAAGTCAGAATACTTTAAGTCATCTAGGGTATCTGATTGTCCGGTTTCGGACAATTCTTGTAATACCTTAAGAGCGTATGCTTTTTCTTCTGGGGATAATTTATTAAACGCTTCTATGTTAATTTTATTTGTATCCATAGGCTATTTATAAAATACTCCTTTTATATTATACAATAAATAATAATATTATTTATTTTCGTCAGTTTCATCTGAATTTACTTCAGAACTGACCTCTTTTTTGGTTTTTCCACCTGTTCCTGTAACAGGGTTCTTATTTGTGCCTGGTCTATATTTACCACGGTTTCTTCCATATTCATTAATAGCATCAATCATGCCTTTGCTTGAATCTAAGAATTCATCAGTACCAAGTAAGCCATTTTCTACTGCCTCATCAGCAGGAACGCCATATAATTTAGGGAAGATGATTTTTAAGAATGGTTTTTGTAAGTGCTCTTCAGCATAATGAACATAATTGTTAATTACACTTGCAACCTTCATCATCCAATCGCCATTCGCAAGAACTAGCAGAATGTGCTTGCAGCCACGGCCTTTGTCGTCATGTGGATTTTTAATGCCCCTTCCAGGACCTGGATCACTTGCTGTATCGTCGGTAGAAACGTTGTTTATGATATTTCAGTGTGCATAGTTATAAAGATGGTCTGGGCAGGTGCATTTAACATAAACATCTGAGGTATTGAATACTTTTGTTAATGCTTGAATGACTGTTCTGAATTCGAATTTGTTATTATTGCTTTTAATATTCTTAGCAATTTCAGCAACAACACCCTCAATTTTTATAGTTACTGTATAACTATTTGTCTCGCCTGTTACTGGAATACTAACTTGAAGGATATCCTTTTTAAAGAAGTCATTCATGTCAATTGTATTATAACTTTTAACTTGATTGGCTACTTTAGAATATTTCTTTCTTTCGAATCTGTTTTTGCCGCGTGACTGGTCTTTATAGGCACCAGCACTTCTTGATTTACTGATTAGCGCAGAACGAGTATCTTCATACATAAAAGCATCAAAATCTCGTAGTACTCTAATATTTTCTTTTACTTGATCTGACATACTCAACCTCGCTTATCGTATAATTTAGCAAATATTTTTAATAAAAATAAAAAGCAGGAAGTTAATCCTGCTTATTTTCGTATTATTTTATTCTTTTATTTTGCCTTCAATAGTATAGTATCTTGTTGGAAGCACTCCTGGATATACATGAGAGAAATCCCATTTTCCAGCAGCACCACGTCTTACATATTCTACGAAATCTAAGTATCTTAGTTTTGCCAAGATTGGCTCAACGTCTTGTTCTTTAACGTTATGAATAAAGAAGTAGCCATTTGATTGTAAGATAACTTGTGTATGTGCTTCTCTTGAAAGAATTTGTGCATAGTCATATCTTTGACGCTCTTCAAGTCTTTCTTGCATAGCTTCTAATGAAAGCTTTTTGGCTGTGACCTCATTCTTTAAATCTTTTAATTCATCAAGAAGTCCAGCATTGCGGATTTCTTTAAATGTAAGATTTTCAGTGCCATATTCACCGGTTGTCAATAAGCCGATTTTACGAAGTTCATAAATTCTTTCTACATAGCCAATAATAGCATCATGAGCGGCTTCGCCTTCTAAGACGCCAGTTTTAATATCAGAGATGATCTGTCCAGCTTCTGCTTTCCATTTATCAACGCTTGTCTCAAGAGCAGTCTTGTTATATTCTGGAATTGTGTTAATATCTGGAACTTTAACCCAGTCATTATTTTTTACTGAATAAATACCATTGCTTACAGTTGGAACATCGCCAGCTTCAACAAATAATTCAACTGGAATTCCATAGAAATTAATATCAAATTTCTTATTAAATAGACTTCTATAAGCACTATATAACAATGGATATAAGTTGTGTGGACAATCTAATGAAGAGGTATCAGCAATAATATGAATATCTAAGTCACT